ATTTGATTCAATGCAACCAAGCGCATAAAGCCGTTGAACTCTTCAGGAGTTTTGATTACGCCTTGCAACTCTTTCATGATCGCTTCTTGCATACCTTGTTGGGTTTGCAATGTGTTTTCACGAGAAGCAGCATCTGCATTGGTTTCGTTAAGACGAACGCCTTGAGCTTGACCAGCGCTGTAATTGACACCGCCTTGACCAGAAGGACCAGCAGCTCCAGCCGCAGGATTGGCACTTCCACTTACGCCACCACCAGCTTGCTGTTGTGCGCTTCCAGTAGCGCCGCCAGACTTCTCGCTACTCGCACGAGCAGAAGCACTGTTTGTGTTGTAACGGTTGGCATATCCCAACAAAGCCTGACGTTTTGCAGGGTCCATCTGCGCCACATGGCCCAAAACATGTTTCAAGCCACTTCTTGGTCAATGTTTTGGTTTGAAGCATTACCCTCGTTTGCAGCGGCACGAGCAGTAGCACGAGCAGCATTCAACTCACTCTCAAAACCTTGAGCAGCACGTTGCATTGTGCTTTGAGCAATCTGCCAGTTAGCAGAGCGTTCAGCACGAAGATCGTTCTCAGTAGTCACACCACCGCGCTTAATGATGGCTTGACGCTCTTCACGAGACAAAGGCTTCTTAGTTTCCCAATCAAGGAACTCAGTAGTCTTGCCGCGCTCAGTACGACCAACCCAAACAGGATTGCCAGCAACATCACGACCTTCATCGTATGTAACACCGCCACCGTTGTACCACTTGTACGCATCACCAAGACGGCCTTGCAACAGGCTAACCATCATCTTGCCAAGCTGCATTTGCTTGTTAGGGTCTTCAGACTCGCTTTCTTTAATGCGAGTTTGAACAATATCAGCAGCCTTCTTATTTCCTTCTGGAG